ATAGTGATTTAGCAGAAGCAGAAAAGAACGGTAGGGAAACAACTCCTTCTGGATTATTAAGATAGTTTAAACCTGCTACTCATGGTTTGGAAGGATTTATAGATGAATATGGAAGGAGTGTTATACACGATCCAAAAGAACCAGTAATGGGTATGGATGGTGAGTGGATAACAGAGGGTTCTTTAACTTACATTAAAAAATCAAGAATAGGATTAAATTCAATTGCATTAGCTTCGCACAAAAGGAAGTATCCATTGGATATTGATGAGGCTTTTTACATGGATGGTAAGGACAGTATCTTTGATGTAATAAGATTAAATGAGCAGATTGAATATAACAATACCTTACCTGCTTCATTTATAACGAAAGGTAATTTTGTATGGAAAGATGAGGCTAAGACAGTTGTTGATTTTTTACCTAGTGAGAATGGTAGGTTTAGTGTGTTATGGTTTCCAGAGGTTGATTATAGGAACAAGACACAAATTGTGCAAGGTGTAATAAAGCCGATAAACTTTTTGAGTTTAAGTGCAGGGGTTGACCCCTTTGACCATAGGATAACAACAGACAGTAGGCGTTCAAACGGAGCGTTTTATGTGTTTAAGAAATTGAGCGTGATGGATGCACAATTCAGCAAAATGTTCGTATGCGAGTATGTAAACAGACCAAGTAACCCAGAGGACTTTTGGGAGGATATATTAAAGGCTTGTGTATTTTATGGTTGTGAGGTATTAGCGGAGAATAACAAGATAGGTTTGATTAATTACTTTAGAATGAAAGGTAAGGAGTTTTACTTAATGGATAGACCTAAGAGTACGCACGTAAGTTTTTCATCAAAGAAACAGAAGGAGAAAGGTATTCCAATGAATAGTGCCGAGTTAAGGCAGAATTTAATGGAGATGATGGAAATGTATATCAATGAGAATGTGGGGTACTTTGAGAGTGAGGAGCGTTATGGGAATATGCTATTTAACAAATTGTGCAAGTGCCTGATTTCGTTTAAGCCAGATAAGTGGACAGATTACGATGAGTTTGTTGCAGCAGTTTTGGCATTAGCAGGTTCAACAAGGTATAACAGAACGCACGAAGAATTAAGCGTTAATAAGCTAAAAATAAATAGTTTAGTAAAAACATATAAAAACAAAAGGTACAATTGATAATATTTATTACATTTGCAAATAGATAGATAAATGTTATATGGATAAAAATTATCATTTTCCTTCTCGGACAGCAAGTAAGGAGGAGAAGTCGGAAAACGAATATGGTTTAAAATACGCTAGAGCTATATACGAGGTATATACTAGGGATACATCTTCTTTGTTTAATAAGAAAGAGAAATTTGTTCGTAACCGAAAATATGCAGAGGGTACTCACAGCATAGATAAGTTTAAGGATTTATTAGGTTTAAATGGCGACCAATCATATTTGAATTTAGATTTTACTCCCATACCTATCATTCCTAAATTCGTTGACTTGTTAGTTGGTGAATTAATGGAACAAGACTTTAGAGTTTCGGCAGAGGCTATTGATGACCGTAGCCTTACACAATTTGACGAAATGAAAGCCAAGCTATACGCTAACTTCTTACTAAAGGATATAAACAAAGAGTTAGAACAAATAGCAGGAACATCTGTTGTAGATAAAGAAGTGCCTACAATGGAGAATGAGGAGCAGATACAATCATATTTAAAGAATACATATAAGCAATCAAGTGAAAAAGCAATTGAGTTAGCTTTATCTTTTGTATTCCAGAATAATGAAATATCGGAAATCAAAAAGCGTGTATTGAGAGATATGATAGTATTGAAGTGGGGAGCAATTAAAACTTACTTTGATGCTAACTATGATATTAAGATAGCTTATGTTGATCCTAGAAATTTAGTTATACCATATACTACTAGACCTGACTGTTCTGATTTAGAATATGCAGGAGAGGTTGTTAAGATGAATTTTCATGATTTAAGGTTAATCAATAAAACGTTAAGTGATGAGGAATTAATTGATATAGTAAAAACTTATGGTAGAAATAGGGATGGATATTCAGTAGATAGGTTATCTGAAAAGGGTGCTTACTATTATGATGATTCAAGAAGTTTAGAAAACTTTGATGACTTCTATATTGATGTATTAGATTTTGAGTTTAAGAGTAGTAACTTTAATGTTACTTACGAAAAGAAATATTACCAGGAAGATGGTTTCTTTTTGAATAAAAAAAGTAAAGGTTACGAGCCGAATAAAGAATCTAAGAAAAAGATTGAAGTATTATCTAAAGATTTAGAGTGTTACTACGATGGTATGTGGATAGTTGGAAGCGACTATATAATGAATTACGGTTTACGTAAGAATATGGCACGACCAAAAAATAATAATGCTTACAGTAGTAAAGTACATAGTAGGTTTAAGATATACGCACAAGATATTTACGATATGGACAATAAGTCAATCGTAGAGCGTATGATACCGCACGCAGACCAGATACAATTAATTCATTTAAAGATACAGCAATTTATAGCTAAAGCTAAACCTAGTGGTTTAATGATTGATGTTTCAGGATTAGAGAATGTAATTGTGGGCAAAGGTGATGGTTCAATTACTCCATTAGAATTAGTAGAGATTTACGACCAAACAGGTAACTTCTATTTTAGAGGAACTGATTTGGATAATAATACAATGCAAAGAAGTCCTATATCATCATCACCAAATGGATTTAACGTTGGTGAGATACAAGGATTTATTAGTTTGTATAATTACCATTTAGATATGATACGAACTGTATCTGGTTTAAATGAGTTTAGAGATGGAAGTACGCCTAACAGTAAGACATTAGTTGGAGTACAAAAAATGGCAATTGGTTCTTCAAGAAATACAACTAGACCATTGGTTGATGCTTTCTTATCATTAATGAATAGAGTAGCTACTCATTGTGGTACAATGTTACAGATGAAATCTAAGTATGATCCAAACGGATTAAAAGGATTTATTCCTGCTTTAGGTAAAGAAACTATTGATATATTAGAGTTGAATAAAGAAGTTTCTTCTGCAACATTGGGTATCAAGATAGATTTATTACCAAACGTTGATGAGATAGAGCAAATCTTAATGGAGGTTGAGAGAGCTTTACAAACTGGTAATATAGACTTAGAGGATGCGTTAGAGGTAAGAGATGTATTAAAAACTAATACTAAGGTTGCTATTGATTTGTTGAAAGAGAAACGTAGAAAGCGTATGGAGTTACAGCAACAACAATCTTTAGCTTTACAACAAGCTAATGCAGAAGCGCAAACTCAATCAGCAATGGCTGCTGCACAAGCTGAAATGCAATTGATACAAGCTAAGAACCAGGCTAAGTTAGCTGAAATTCAAATGGAGTATGAATACAAAATGAAGTTAGCAGGTATAACAGTAGAGGGTGAATTGTTGAAAGAAGAAACAAGAGGTGAGGAAAAAATCAAGCAGATTAAATTCCAAAAAGCTTTAGATTATGTGCCTGAAAAAAAAGAGGGAAATAGTTTAAAAACTTTTGAATAAATTTGTTTATAGATTTTTTTTATTATATTTGCGATATTATAAGTTTAATTTATCTTAATTTAATATAATATGTTAGAGGAAATTTTAAAGGGTAAGATTGAGCAAAGTCTTAATGTTACCGCTGAAATAAAAGAGGATGAGGAGTTAAAAACCGAAACAAGCTTTAAAGATTTTGTAGCAGGTAAAGGTGAGGAAGCTCCTAAGGAGGAAGTTCAGACTGAAACAAAAGAAGAAGTAAAAACTGAAACTATTGTTGCAGAAGAGAGTAAAAACTTAGAGGTGGATAATAAGAATGAAGATGTTGCTTCTGATGTGTTTGATTTTTCAGTTGATACAGAAACTAAGGAAGTTAATAAAGAAGAAGTAAAGGAAGAGAGTGTATTTGATTTGAATACTAAGTTTAAGGAGAGTTTTCCTGATTTAGAGATTGAGGATGTTGCACAATTAGTAAACGAATACAAATCACTAAAGGAAAAGAAACCTTTACTAAGTGAGGAAGAGTTAAGTAAGGTGGCATCATTATTAACGGATGGTGATTTAGATTGGAATAAGATAAAGCAAATAGCGGAAGTAAAAACTTTAGATGTAACCGCTTTAAACGATAGAGATGTATTTGTATCGGGATTAAAGAGAGAAGGTTTAACTGATAAAGAAATACAGATTGAATTAGAGATGTATGATTCAGCTATAAACTTTGATGAAGAAGATGCTGATAAGAGAGAGATACTTGAAAATAACAGGTATAAGAGTTCTTTGAGAAACAAGATTAAAGAGTACAGAAACGAACTTTCTGCTTTAAAGAATGATGCACAATTTGATTTACCAAAACTAGACTTAACAGGTTTAGATAAAGATGCTAAAGCAAAGATGGAGCAACAAGCTTTACAACAGAAAGAAATGATTGAGAAATGGAATACAGCAGTAAAGACTAACTTAAACGATTTTAAAGAAATAGCTTTTAACTTAGACAAAGATAAAAAATATAACTTTAAGGTTAACGAGGAGGATTTACAGTTTGTAGAAAAATCTATAACGGATTCTGCTGAAATATACAAGCGTTATGCTGATAAAGAAAATAACTCTTTCGATTTTAAATCAATGCGACAAGACTTGTTCATGATGAAGAATTGGAAATCAGTTGTTAAGACTTTAATTCAACAAAATGCTAACTATAAGGCAGAGGAAATTATTAAAGAAATATCCAATGTGGATTTTGATGGAAGTCAAAAAAGCGGAGGAACAAAAACAGTATCGCCTAGAGATTTAGGCATAAAAGCAATTTTGGGAATATAAACTTTAAACTTTTTTATTAATTATGGCACTACCTTTTGAAGCTGGTTCTTTTGGTGCAAGTTCAGATTTTGGATTTGTATCTGCAATGGATTTGCATGAACCACAATTTGACAACGAGTTAGGTAAACGATATGGAAATCAATACCTTTCTGAATTTTTATTAAACGCAGGATATGCGAAACCTGTAACTGGTTATGAATACTTCCACTTTGAGGAGGGTCGTATCTATCCTAAATTAAAAGCAACTACTGCAGGTGCTGGAGCAGGTGCTGCTGCAACATTTACTTTAGCTGCTGCTGCTAAAGATTCTTACAGCTTATCACAATCTCCTTTTGTTGGTTCAACTGATAAGGATATTATCGCTGCAAGAGTTAGAGATATTATTGCGTTAAAACCTGCAAGTGGAACTGCTAGTTCTTCTGATATGATTTTAGCTACTGTAACTTCTGTTAATAAAGCAGCAGGTACATTCGTAGCAATCCCATTAGAAACTGGTAAATCAATTCCTGCATACGGTACTGATACTGAAATTGCAATCGTTGGTAATGCTTTTGGTGAAGGTGATATTCAACCTGAATCAAGAGTTTCTAAGGTTTCTAAATACTCAAACAACATTCAGTTGTTTAAAGAAACTTTTGAATTACCTGCAACTGCAAGTGGTATCAAAACTTGGGTAGAATTTACTTCTCCATCAGGACAAAAAGGAAGATACTACATCTTAAAAGGTGAGGAAGATGCGTATGTACGTTTCTTAAACACTAGAGAGTTAGCATTGTTAACTAACAAGAAAACAACTAACGTAACTTTAGCAAATGCAGAAGCTGCTGCTGGTACTCCTTTCATGACAACAGAAGGTTTAATTCCTTTTATCCAATCACAAGGTAACACTTTAGGATATGCTGCTAACGTAGGATTTACTAAAGCTGATATGGATCAAATTGTATTTACTTTAGATTCACAAAAAGGAGCTAAAGAAAACTTGTTTATGTGTGGTATTCAGTTATCAGTAGCTATTGATAACGTGTTAGCTGATTCAAGAATGAACGGAGCAATTACTTTTGGTAACTTTAGCTTTGGTCAAGATGCAGCTATCAACTACCAATTTAACCAATACCAAATTGGTAACTACATCTTCAAGAAGAAAACAATGGATAGCTTCAACGATTTACAATCATTAGGCGCACAAGGTTACGGATACCCACACGAAGGTATGATTATCCCAACTGATGCTAAGATGGATGTAAAAACTGGTGAGAAAATGTCTTCATTAAGAGTTCGTTACTTAGTTGATGAGAATGGTGTTAGACAAAGAAAAGCAGCGAAAGTTGAAGGTTTCTCACAATTCGAGAATGGTAAAGATATTATCTCAATGAGATACTCTGATGCTTGTGGTTTCCAAGGTATTGGAGGTAACAGATTCTTCTACATCGAAAGAGTTTAATCACTTAACGATTAGATATAAAATTGGGGTAGGGTATTCTTACCCCTTTTTTTTAGATTAAATGTAAACTAAATTAAATTAAATAAAATGTACACATTAGAAAAACCAAAGACAGGTTACGAACCTGCAACACACGATGATTTTAAAAATCACGTTTACTTCTTAACAAACCGAGCGGTTAATCCAACATTAGAAGATTGCTACTATCCAAAAAACAAAATACTTCCATCGGAGGATATTGTTTATATGTCATGGATAGATAAAAAAACAAATGAAAAAAGAACTGGTAATAGAACTATACGTTATATTCCTGGGGAAACAAGTGTATTTGCTGATGAGCAAAGTTCAATTGATATTCCTAGAAACCGATTTGGGCAAATCATTTTTGTAGATGGTATGTTAGTGGTTGATGGTAGGGATAAATTAAAAAGACAATATTTAGATTTGTGTAATTGGAACAGGTCTAATTCTGAATTTAGAATGCCAGGTAAACCAGAGATTTTCTTTAAAGAGGATAAAGAAAGAAAATCAGAAAATATTATCGACACAAAGAAAAAGATATACGAACTACAAGGTAAAGTATTTGAGTGTACTGAAAGTGAATTACAGGCTTACTGTATGACATTTGATGTAAGAAATTACCAAGCGTTAAATGTGAATGAGATGAGAACTATCTTATTAGATATGATACAGATGGATCCAAATCGTTTTGAGAAAGAAATGAACTCTGATGAGAGAAAGCGTAAATATTGGGTAATGAAAGCTTTTGAGGAGCAATACTTACAAGTAAGTGCTGATAGAGCTAAGATTGAATATACATTAGGAGGTATCCAAACTGTATGTGAAGTACCTAGCATCAATACTAATCACGTAGAGTATTTAACTGATTTATCTTTCAGAAGTCCTGAAACAAATGAGTTAATTGAGAAGTTAATTAAGTTAATGAAAACGCCTTCATTCACTACAAATAGAAGTGGATTAGATGTAACCTCAAACGATAGTGAAAACGAAATCTTGTATAAAGAAGCGTTAAAGCATAAAGTTTTATATAAAGCTGGTCCCTGGACAAGGTTTTCTGATAAGTCATTAAATGATATTAACTTAGGAAAATCAATGGCAGAGTTTTGCGAATTGATTGATAACGACTTAGACTTAGGTCAAAAAATCAAGATGATGTTATCCGAAATTAAAGAAGGATAAAAAAAAATAAAATAAAATAGAAAGCCGATAGCAAATTGTTATCGGTTTTTTTTGTATATTTGACCCAATTATAAAAATATACAAATGGCTATAAGTAGTATAGATTTTTCGGTTAACTTTTTAAACGATAAAACCACCAGTTTTTTAAAGGTTACAGATGTAACTGATTATTCCTTACAAGGTGTAACTGCCTCAAATGTAAGAGGTTTAATTAGGATTGTATCCGATAGTGGAACAATTTACGACAATGTAAATTTTGCTTCACCAGATTTAGATTTAAGTTCTTCAAGGTTATCAGATAATATTGGTTTACCTGTTTATGTAGGTACTAACAATATTGTTAAAGGTAATTATCATGTAACACTAACTGTGACTGATGATGCAGGGGTTACACAATTCACAAGAACAAAATCATATAATTTTAATTTAGACAGACCTACTGCTGATTTAAGTATTAATGTAGATTGTGTATCACCATTATTAACAAGTACAGATACAACTGCTTATAATTTATCAGGGGTAACTCCAATTAATTCTGCTGTTATTGTAGCTGTAAGTACAGTTGATAATACAGTTAGTTTTAGTGGTAACGTAGTAGGATTATTTAAGGTTACACAATTAGTAAACATATCAGGTTCTAGCAATAATGATGGAGCTTACACAATTGATAGTATTGCTTATGATAAAACAACAGATAGAACTATAATTGGATTTGTTGAATCTTTAACTGATAATACTGTTAATGGAATAGTATATACTAAAGAGCATAAGATATTTTTCCCAAGTGTATTAAGCTTAAATCCGATAGTAGGATTTACAAATGTATTAAGCACTTCAACTTTCTATACAGGTAATCAAGAATTTTCTGTAAAGGGTTATTATTACTATACGCTTACAAATGGATTTTCAGCAACTTTTTACTTAGAGAAAACTTTAAGTAAAGAAGTTACTTGTGATATTAAATTGTGTGACATTTATTGTTGCATTTCTAAAACGTTAAATAGTTATTTACAATACAAAGGAAATAATGATGTTTTAGCTAATAACTATAAAAATGCGTATATCTTAGCCAATTCGTATTTAAGTAGTTTACAGACACAATTAAAATGCGGTAACTCAACTAATGTAGATAAGATATTAGCAGAGATACAAGCTGTAACAGGATGTACGAGTGATTGTAGCTGTGAAGATGGAGGAAACGTTTTAATACAAGGATTAGGTTCTACAAACAATGTAGATATTGTATCTGCTAGTAACCAATTAAAAGTTGTATCAACTGTTGCAGGAAACACTACTACATTTACTTTAAGTTTAGATGCTGACTTAGTAAACGCTTTACAAAATATTGTAACAGTTACTTTAGAAGATTCAGCAACTATTGAGGTGAATGAGGTGATTGATGGTAGCAATAATAAAACTTACACGCCTGCAATTAAAAGTGGGGTTGTACCTGATGTTGTAGAGCAAATGTCTTTTTTATTAGAGGTTCAATATAGATTTTCAACTGCACCTTATAATGCAAGACCAAGTTTAAACTTTACAGTAACTAATGTTTCTAACGTTGCACAATTAGATTTCTCAACTCCTACAATAGAGGATAGAGCATCTATATCTTTATTAAACTATCCAGAATCTAATAACGTTATATCTATAAAAGACTTCCAAGTTTCAAGTGATGCTTACAAGGTATTAGCTAATGTAGTTAAGGTAGTTAAATACAACTCACAAGATAATACAATTTCATCAAGTGAAGATATGTTAGATTTACAGATGTTAGATTTAAAGATTATAAAAAAAGCGGTAAACGATATTTTAATTTCGTTTAGTGATAATATAGTTAGTACGCCAACACAATCGTACATTACAGAAAATTACCAATCAGTATTTATAAACTTTTTAATTACTAAATAATGAGTTTTAACAAAGCAACAAAATATGGAACAGGTTTAGGTTTAATATACTTAACTAATTCCAATGATACAATTATATCAACATTTAAAAATAATAAAGCAGGCAAAGAGCAGGCTGATAAAATGTTGTTATGTTCAAGTCCTGTAATTGGGGAAACTTTAGCTTTAGCTACAATTACCTATACAAGTGGTACAGGTACTGTAACAGATTTAACTATAAATGGTGTTTCCATATTTGATACAGGTACTCCAATTTCTGGAGCTACATTAAGTGATTTGGCTAATGCAACTGCAACAGCTATTAATTCATTTAGTTCAACTCCAAACTATACTGCACAAGTATTAGGTGAAACTGTTTACATATTTATTCAGTCTGGATTTGGTTCTTCATTAAATGGATCAACTTTAGCTGCAACTGTAACAGGTACATTAGCATTTACTAAAACAGATTTAGATGGTGGTACTTCATCGCAGGATATTATAGATGCACAAACAGGTATTAAAGTATGGATAAATGATAGTGTATCTGCTCCATACGGAAGTTTATCAGGTGCAACCGATATATCATCATTTATTGTAAGACGACCTTACAATGCACCTATTGATATACGTGCTTACACAATTTTAGATGGAAGCATTAAAGTAGATAGAAAAGGTACGTTAACTCAAATAGAGGTAGATACAGAAGGTTTAGCTGCAAGTGATAACTTAACAGATATTATTGCAGAAGGTTTCTCTAATGGTGATTCATTAATCATAAGAGGTTTAAATGCTTCTAGGGTGGTAACTATTAATGAGTTAGGAAATATTAATTTAGCGAATAGTGCTAGTTTTGTTACAGGAGATACTGATAGTGTAATTTACTTACAATTCATTGATGGTGATTTTTGGGAAGTAACACGCTCACCAGGTATTCCGTTAACAGTAGAAGCGTTTAGGAGTGCGAATTTTCCACAAGAAGTTTTAGGTAGAAAAGATGTAGAATTAACAGCAGGTGGAGGTACATTAAATTTAACTCCAGGTGTTGATGAGAAATACGTTAGAATTACAGGAAGTTCAGTAACATTAACTTCATCATGGACAATTCAAGGAGCAGGAACTCCAAAAGAAGGAGATACTTTTGTTATTTATATTGACCAACAAATAACTTTAGATGGTAACAACGTAACTATCTTTGGTATTCCTTTAACTGATTTACAAGCTTCTTCATCACCTACAAGTGGTAATAAGCCTGTGATATTAGCTGAATATGTAGGAGCGTGGAGAGGTACTTTAATCTTGAATAGTAGAGGTAGAGATTTGGTGGATGCTACACAATTAGCTACGAAAGAAAACTCATTAGGAAATCCTTTAGTAAGTGGATATATATTATCAAGTGATACATTAGGTAATAGAATATGGGCTAATCCAGATGATTTTTTAAACAATTACGATAGTGGTTGGAAAGTTATGAATAGTCACAATGGTACATTTGGTTTTGCACCAGTAGTAGGTTGGACTAATCCTAGTATTAGAGTTGTAGGTAAGATAGTTTTTATTACAGGTAGAGTATTAATACCTTTAGCACAAACAGGAGCTTCAACTACTTTAAGAACTCCTTTTAGTGATTATCAAAGTCCTTACAATGTGGATGTTCAAACTTATACAGGAACTGATGGTGGTTATAACGTAAATCCTTATGGTGTTATGATTTCTCAAAGTTCAATTTTACCAACGGTATTAGCTCCTAATCAAACAATGTTTTTAGGGCAAAATGTATTTTCACAAAGAAACATTTTAGATACAGGTAATACTCATGTAATTACTTTAAACACTGTATTTGGTTCTGTAAGGTTGGATACTGATGGTAAGTTAAATGTTATTTCACAAAAAGATGCAGATGATTCAGTAGGAACTGCAATAGGTAATTTCCCTGTTTATAAGTTAATTACTAGAGCTGATTCAGGAGCTAATGTACCTTCTTATTATTCATATAAAGAACAAATAGGAGGGTTTAGTATTACTGATTCAACTAAAACTTATCCAACAGCTATTGATGCAAATGAACCTGCACAATGGGGTGGATTTAGTTTTACAATAAACTTATGTTATCCAATTGATTCAACATATACAGAAGCAGATATAATAGCAGCATTTGATTCTATTTAATACTTAAAGATATGATAAATGTAAATAGCGTATATGAGTTTTTACAATTCATATCGAATAAAAGTCAGAGTGGTTTTTTAACTCCTAAAGATTTCAATAAGAGTATCTCTAGGGCGGTTTATGAGTTGATAACTAAACGCTATCACAATGTTAAACAGCAAAAGCCTGATGGTTCAGCTATGGTAGGCTTTGAGCAAAACCAAAAGATTACAGATGACTTACGATATTTGATTGTAGTAAATGAAGCGTATAAGGTAAATAACGGTATAATAACATTACCTAATGATTATTTACATTTATCTACAATTTCATACGTAAGAAATGATTTAGATAAAGAGGGTGAATTAAAGAGTGATTTAATTAACTTTAGCATATTAAGAGATTCGGAGTTGGCTGCACAATTATCATCTGTACTATTCGGTAAAAGAATAAAGAATGGTAAGTTAGGGGTAGCAAGATTTATAGGTGATAAGATAGAGATATTTCCTAAGACTATATCAACAGTTAAGTTGGTATATTTAAGAAAGCCTAAAACGCCTGTATGGGGATTTGATGTGGTAAACAATAAACCTGTTTATTCTATTGATAAATCAACAGATATAGAATTACCAGAAGATTGTATGAATGAATTAGTTTTTATGTGTGCTTCATATTTAGGTATGAATTTACGTGAAGCTGAATTGGTACAATATTCTGAAACACTTAAACAACAAGGCGTATAATGAGAGATACAAGAACTTTAATAGCGGAACAAGCTCAAAGGATTATTCAAGGGGGCGATGTAAACTCTGATGTTCAAGTAACAAAGGAGGAGTTAGAAACGTATGTTGACCAATGTTTTGGTAAGTACATTGTAGCATCTTATTACGAGAATAGAAATGCTGATGGTGAGAACAATGTGAATGGTACGTTTATTTATTCATTTGTAGAGAATGTAAAATATGATAAACAAAGATGTAAGCATTACGCACCGATAAGCAGTAGTTATGTTAACTTACCTAATGGTATGGGTTTATATAGCGTATCGCCAGTACAAGATGAGTTTAATACATTTGTGCCATTAAGAACAGATTTCTTAGCGTTAACTAGAGGAACGTTAGTAGCTAACTTAGAGGGTAACAAAGGTTATTACATAGAAAATACAAGGATATACTTGCACAATTTGGATACTGCTGCTATACCTGAAAAGCTATTAATAAAGCTAGTAGGTGGAATACAAAGTGATAGTCAAGAAGATAATATTGATTTACCTTTGAATATGCAGGAAGAAATTATTAAATTAGTAGTTCAAATGTATTATACAATGAGGCAAACGCCACAAGATGTATTAACTGATAACGTGAAATAATTATGAATACAACAATAGATAGTGTAGTAAGGGAGTGGTTATTTGAATCGGGTAATACTGAACACAAATACGCTAGAGCTTTATCTTTAGCGTTGGGTTGTTTAAGAACTTTAAACTTAGATGTAAGTGGACAGCCTGTTGCAAAATTATTAACTGTAAATTCAAATGATACGGTAGATTTACCAAAAGATTATATTTCATTAATTACGTTAGGTATTTACGATACAGGTGGTAAGATTAGACCATTATACCCTAGCTTTACAAGAGGTAAAGATGTAGTGGTAGATAGTTGTGGTAAGATTTTATCTCCAGCAGGTAATACAGGAATTAGTGAAGTTATTTATTGGGAATATAACGACCATTCATTTTTTAATTTTGGTGAGATTACAGGAGGTATGTTTGGTTTAGGTGGTGGGCAGAATATGAATGGCTACTACAAGATTAATGAGGAATTAGGATATATTGCATTAGAGGGATATTCAGGAGGTAGCACAATTTATATGGAGTACCTATCTGATTTAAGTAGAACTGATGGACAATTTGCAGTACATCCATATATTATTGATACAGTTAAATCATACATAACCTGGAAGATGGTGGAGAGTAATTTAAACGTAGCTTTAAATCAAAAAGAAGTGTTTAGAAGAAATTACATCATTGAGAAAAAGAAAAGTGTTGCGAGGTTTAAATCTTTCACTAAGGAAGAGTTTTTACAAACAATGCGTAAAGGAAATAAATTAGCACCAAAATTCTAATATGGTAGAGAATAGACGAGTAGTTTATGGTATGGATGCCGACACAGACGAAAGAGATGTGGAAAATGGCTATTGCCGAAAAGCTGTAAATGTAAGAATTGGATCTAGTGATTCAGAAAATAAGAACGCAGTTGAATTGTGCAAGGGTAATGAGATAAGGTATATTGAATTACCAGAAGGAGAGAATACAACTATTGGTGCTTACGAATACAAAAGGGATAATATTGTTTATTATTTCAACCACAACAGTAATGGCGACCACCATATTGTTCAATATAATTTGCTACAAGACCAAAGCATAATGGTTATGATTTCGCCTTTATTGAATTTCAGTAAGGAGCATTTGATTACCCATGTGAATGTATTGGATTTAGATAATGATAACCAATTAATTTATTTTGTGGATAGATTAAATCCACCAAGAAAATTTAATATTGGTAAATCAATAAGAGCATTTAATACAGGTTTAACAGGAGATAAATATGATTTACCTATTACCTTAGATATTATTGATGCAGTTAAATATCCGCCATTATATCCGCCTACAAGTAAATATTTTACGGATACACAATTTGATGTCAACTACTTCCGTAATGAATTATGGCAGTTTAAAGCAAGATACATATATGATGATGGAGAGAAGAGTGCATTTAGTCCTATATCAAAACAGACTATAAGCAACACTTCATATATACAAACTACTAATCAGTTTAATAACGCTATACAAGTAATTGTGCCTTCGGGTGGTAAATTAGTTAAGCGTGTAGAGATAGTAGCAAGAGATAGTGAGAGTAAAGATTTTATTTCAATTTTAGATAAGCCAGTTAGTTTTTTTGAGCAAAGTGGTAATGGGGATTTTGTATATAACTTCTATAACGATGGTAACTATTCATTAGTTGATGTAAGGGATAGTCTTAAATTGTTTGATAAGTTACCTTTATTAGCTGGAACGCAGGCGTTAATTGAGGGTAATAGAATTGTGTATGGTGATATTATAGAGGATTATGATAATGTAGAAGTAGAAGCTGATTTAGATGTTCAATATGAAGCTTTTGAGGATGCACAATTACCTGACGAAGAATTAAACACAATTAAGGGTAGAATATATATAAGAAACGTAAACAATATGCCAGCAGGAGTATTAGGTGTACCAAACCTAAGTTTAGCTGCTATTGGTGAAAAGTATTATGACTCAATAACGTTTCAAAGATGTCAACCAATAAGATACTTAAATGGTGATAATAGTGGTAAGCCTTATTTCGGTAGTGTAAGTACAGCTCATGCTTTAATAGCTAGAAACAACTCTACTGATGGTGATACTGAAAAAGAATATCTGAATAATGGACTATATTACAACCCTATTCCTTTAGCTGGATTTGTAGTTTATTTAGTTGGAACTAACTATAAGACTATAAGTAAGCAAAGGAGGGTTGCCCCAGATATAATGAGTTCTACAAATGTATTTTTTGTAAACAGAGTTAATACTGAAAGGATAGTTGACTTAATGGAGCAGCAAGCTGTTTATAGTGAATTTGAATTAAAAGGTATTCCTGATGGGGAATATATTTTAAGGATAGCTAGCCATTTAACAACTAAGGAAGAGTATGATGATATTACAAGACCGTATGAAAGAACTTCTACCTTTACAATGCGTGTAGGTGGTATTGATGGTTGTGAGTGTAAAGTAAAAGTAGAAGGTGGTGAGGTAAAAGAAATTGGCACAACTGAAATTGCTGATATTACATATCCTAAGATAAGGGTTAATTTAGCTACTCAAAGAAAAGAGTTGAACATAGATAACACTATTTCATTTGGATATTTACATGATAACGAAGCTGAAACTTATAACACTACAAATGATGTAAGGGGGCAACAAAGGGTTACTTACAGTAGGATAAATTATAAAGGTTCTAATGATATACCAGAAGGTTTTTATACAGCTAACAGAAATTATGTAGCAGGGCAAAGTAGATATTTCGCTAACAAATTTACTTTTACGGATCATAACGGATTTTTCTTTATTAAAACGGATGTTACACAATTCTTAACGATACAACAAGGCTCACTACAAACTCCTTTAATAATGTATAAAGGAGCTTTAGAAAGTTTATCTGTTATTACTAACATACCTTCAACTGATAATGATGGTTTATTATTATTAGCGCAAGTTAAAAATAGATTTGCTTTAGATAGTGTTAAATCAAACGTAAGTGGTAGGATAGTAGATAATAATGGTAGTTCTGTACCAGGATTAATTGTTTTAGCTGAAAGAGGTGATAATCAATTTACAGATTCAAACGGTTACTTTGATATTATAGTTTACGCTGATTCATTTAATAACTTTGCACAAAGTTTAAATCAATCAAGATATACAGGCACAATTTATGGATTTACAAATAATAGTCAAATACGATATAACGTTACTGATAATATTGTGGGTAATGTTGATATGTATTTGGATATTAACAATGATCCTGCTATACAAATATATAATTCAGAAATTGGATTAGATTTAGGTAATATAGAAGCTGTAACTACATTTGGTTTAGGTACTAGTTTTTTAAAACGTGGTGCATCTTATGAGTTTGGTATAGTTTATTATGATAGAGCGAATAGAAGTGGAGCAGTAAACACTATTGAGGATTTACGCTTAGATTTACCATTCTTTACTGATAAGGTTAAGATAGGTTTACAAAGTGTTTCTGGCGACCCTACACAATACGCATTTTCATCAGTACCAATAGTAAGCGGATACTTGTATAATAAAGCACCTGAATGGGCGACACATTATGCTTGGGTAAGAACTAAGAAATTAAACTTTACAAACTACATACAATTCATTTCTAAAACAACTGAATACAAAACGTTATCGGGAGATACTACATCAAGTAATGATGGTTACACAATTAATATAAGCATAGACAATATAGTAAACATTTATAACGAAGTAAACAAAGGAAGTGAATTAGTATATACATTTACAAAGGGAGATAGAATAAGATTTATAAAGAGTTCAGAAGGTTTCCCATTTTCTACACGCTTTGATTTAGAGATTTTATCTTATGATATTGGTACAGGAGTTTTAACTTTACGTAATGAATTTAACTTACCTTCATTGAGTACAAATGGTGGTGATTTATTTGAGATATATACTCCATTAAAAGATGTAGAGAATAACTTGTTTTTTGAGATAGGCGAGTTTTATCTAATTGAAAATGGATTACACAAAGGTAACGTACAAGACCAAACAGACACTGAACCTGCAATAGTTAAATTCACTTCGGGAGATACTTATTTATTCCAAAGGAATATGCCTATTACAGAAACTACTTATTCAAGTGAATTTGTAGAGTCTAATTATGTTAATGATTTTGTTGATAGAAGTTTTATAACAACTGATGCAGGGCGACCTAATATTGTTAATATGGATATTAAACAATTAAGACGACCTACAACGATTTATTATAGTGATAGATTTATACCTGAAACTTCAATCAATGGCTTAAATAGTTTCTTTGATGTTAACTTTGAGCAATACGATAGAGTTTATGGTAGTATTCAAAGATTACATTCATTTAATAAAAGATTAGATTGTTACCAGGAATTAAAAGTAGGAAGTATCTTAGTGGAGGAGAATGTTATATTTGACCAATTTGGACAGGGTACTGTTGCTGCTAGTGAGAAGGTACTATCTAAAATTGTGTATTATACAGGAGAATATGGAATAGCGTTAAACCCTGAAAGTTTCTGTTACAATGGTAATCAAAGATACTTTGTAGATTATAAACGTGGGGCGGTATGTAGATTAAGTAATGATGGTATTACTTTACTATCCGATATAAAAATGAAAGAGTTTTTTGAGGATAAGTTTGGGCAATACTTAGCAAGTGAAATAGTGCCTACAATCTTTACTTCATTTGATACAGCTTATGAGGAATTAGTAGTTGCTTTTGGTGAATTAACTAGGGAATTATTTATACCTCCAGTAGTGGGTAATATAAGTTTCGGTACTGTATCAGTTGAAACAATGTTAGTTCCTGAAAGTACGGATATTTTATTTACAACTGAAACGTTGAATAATGTTTCTGGATTTGAAACAGAAACTACTATTGAACGAAATGTTGAAACAGGAGTCTACACAATTAGTACAAGTCCTATCCTACCTAAATACGAAAGAAAGCAAGAGATAAATATTAAACCAATTACTTTAGCGTTTAGTGAAACAACAAAGCATTGGACAACTTATTATTCATATACGCCTGAATACTTATGTTCAATAGGTTTAACTTTAGCTTCATTTAATAGGGGTGCTTTATTTTTACATGACCAAAACGAAAATCATTCAACATTCTATGGTATAAATAATCAATCAGAATTATGGATACCTTTTAATGCTGAAAGGGATAAAAATAAAATTGCTAAGTCAATAGCATTACATACTACTACTCCATTTGATGTAATTATAGAAACTAGAAATGGGCAGGAAACTACTAATGATGTTTACGACTTCTTAGAGGAAGATATAGATAACTTAGTGTTTGATGGTAAGGAGCATATTTACTATTCGCAAGTTTGGAGGGATGTAAATACTGTAAATGAGGAGTTTCCTAAAATCAATGGTGATGCAATGAGGGATAGAAGTTTCTTAGTTAAGTTAATTACTAACTCAAAACTAAAAGAAGTGGTATATCAAGTAGGGTTAAACTACGCACCATCTGAAAGAAATTTAAGATAATGAATATATTTATCAGTATATTATCTAGTTATGGATTAGCTATGATAATAACAAAAAGTTACATTTTAAAGGGATTTAGGGAGTATCTAACTTTAAAAAGTGCTAAGTTAGGGGTAATGATAAGTTGTCCACAATGTATTGGTTTATATTGTGGGATTTTATTATCTTTGTTTTTGAGTTATGATATACAACAAATTGTGTGTGTATCTTTAGCGACAAGTGGAATATGTTACACAATTAATAAGATATAAATGGATCCGATAACATTAGGCTTAGTAACAGGAATACCAGCAGCAGTAAAAAGCGGTACTGGTATTTTGCAGTTTTTAGAGGGTAGAAGAAAAGCGAGAGCTGAAAGACCAATGAGAGAAATCCCAGAGGAGGTACAGCAAAACTTAACCCAAGCTAAAACACAAGCATTGGAAGGTATGCCAGAGGCTACTAGGAATATGTATTTACAACAAATGCAACGCCAAGAGCAAAATGCGTTAAGACAGTTAGGAGATAGAAAGGCAGGAATTGCAGGAGTACCTTATGTGTATCAACAACAACAAGATGCGTTAAATCAGTTAGCTTCAACCGATGCTAATATGAGGTTAAACAATTTGCAGAACCTACAAGCTAACAGAGCTGAAATGGGTAGGCAGAGAGATATGAATTTCCAATTAAATGAGTTTGAGCCTTTCTTAAATCAAATGAGAATGGCAGAAGGATTAATTGGTGCAGGTATGCAGAATGTGATGGGTGGATTAACTGATAGTTCTAAAATGTTACTTGATTACGATATGTATGATAGGTATATAG